GTCTACTGCTTATACGCAGCTTAGACAATACGAAGTGACGTTACGTCACTCTCTCTTTCCGTACTTAACAAAGTCATCCTCTGTTAGGTGTTGGAATTTCTTGAGGCGCTTCTTTGTTTCGCCCTTGAGGTAGCCCTCGCCAATGACTTCGCCATTGCGAATCTTATCCGCCATGATCTTATCGCTGTCTAACACATAGCCTGATCGCTTGTACTCACGCGCTTGGGCAGGAGAGCTTGCTGCCTTATTGACATGCGCGTCCCATACAGATGGCCCGGCTGCTTGGCCTACTTGCTTTGGTTTATACATGACTAGCCTCTAACTTTAGATGGGTTATAATACTGGGCAACACGCGCACCGTTTATAGTTTCAATCATAACCTTATCTACATTGTAGCCTTCCTTCTTTAGCTCACTGATTCGTGATGCTAATCGGAAGCAACCAAATTTATCTAAGGCATCTAGTGCTGTGATGCGGTAGCCTTGGTTGAGATACGCTTTGATCTCACTTGCTTGTGACACTCGTAATTTAAATTCAAAGTTATCCATTGTGTTCTCCTTAGATAAGTTTCTCTGCTCCATACAATGCAATCAGTGCGGCTTCTGCTCGACCATCATCTTTCTTGCGCTTGAATAAGTCTGCGTTATCAGGGAAGCGTTCCATTGCTAGCTCCCTGCTTTGGTTTTTGTCTTTAGTTAATCCAAAGTATCTCTTCCACTGCTGTGGTTGTATATACTTTAAGGGTAAACCTGATGCTGCAATGCCCATCTCTAGATGTCCAAAGCCCTGTCCGAAACGGAAGGTACTCGTTACTCCTTGACCGGGCATGGCTGAGACACGTTCCAATACTGCAAGACATTCTTGTTTACCTACATTGGTTAAGTCCTGTAGCAATTGGTGTAAGTTAATTAAGGTTTTACCATTAGCTCCCTTATGTATTGGCATGTCGTGAACAATTAGTTCCTTTCTTTTAGTGGTATAAATAGCAATCGCTCCGGTATAACCGGGGTCTATTCCATAGATGAGCATGTCATTCTCCTTACCAGTCAACAGACGGCTTAGTGTTTGCTTGGATGCTGTCTTCCCACGCGCCAGCCTTGAGCTTGACGCTAGGTTTTCTTATTCGTTTGATTGGTGATGGCTTGGTTGGTGGCTTGGTTTTAGATACAACCTCTTGCCACCTGTCGTTCTCGTAACAGTCAACGCATACAAACCAGTGCTTGATGGTTGATGAGCCACCGTGTTCTTTAAGTAAAGCTACATAATAAATAGACTTTTCTTGGCATGATATACAGATACATGCGCTACCTTTTCGTGACCGTGATGTCATATCCTAACGCATCTAGCCAACAGATTAACATGAATCCAGATGGGATTCTTTTATGCGTCTCCCACTTGTGTATCAGTGAGGTCGTGCATCCCATCTTATGGGCTAGCCTTTCTTGGCTTAAACTTCGCTCGAACCGAGCGTCTATTAACATGCTTACCATCAGCTCGTAATCTTTGGGTATAGTCACGAGCCTGTTGTAGTAGGTGTAGCCTTTCAATGGCATGATGTACCCTCAATGCAGTCTCATACCGTATCTCGGTATCTCCATTCACCGTCCTGTAGTAGGTGGACGTTGGGATTTCAGCTTGCTTGAAAGCTTTGAGGAGCGGGACGTTAGCCTCCGCTGCCTCATCTTGTATTGTTTTTAGATACGATTTCATGCTGCATTAATGCAGTGATTCAATCGTCGAAGTCAACATCATCAACTTCGATTTCTCCGTTGCCATCACAGTGATGACACTCAGAGCTAATGATATCTATCTCACCTACATCACGGTTGAAATTCTGAGGACGTGGCACTTCATACTGCACGTCACCGTCACCATCACAGGTTGGGCATGTAACTATCATAGCTAACTCCTTGTTAGAAAACAATTTCATCATCGAACACTGGTGGGTTGAAGTTATTTTCCCATGCCTCAGTGCCTCGACGTATGAATTTATCTCGGTCAAACTTTGGATTGGTTGCTTCTAGTTCATCCGCAATACTATGCAGATGGGTAGGCCATGGTACAAGCGGCCCAAGTTTATCAGCTAGAAACTCATAGTGTTGTCGTGTCATTCTCATTTTATTCTCCATACTCTGCGTTCTGTTTCGCTTATCTTCCTTGTTTGAAGACCTATGTTGCAGTGTACTGCTGCACCCATAAGCCTAGCGTACTCACTATCTTTTGTAGTAAAGTTAATAACAAAGCTGTCATCTACTTGAACATCTTTTAGAAGTTCAACCCATTTCCATTTGATTGAGGTGTGCCTTGGTATTCCTTTTTCGATAACGATATTCATATTGTCTTTCCTTATACTACGTTGAAGCCTGTCATTGACTTGAACAGGTTGTGATTCATGGCGCTGCTGATTGCTGCTTCACGATTGTACTTAGCTATTTGAGGTGAGCGTAGCTCATTGGTGTGAGTAGCCCAGTGGGTAAGGCAGTTATACAATGCCCACTTGTTAGCGCCGAGTGCTGACCGTTCGTTCTGCCAACCTGAGATAAGATTCTCTAGTTGTTTCTCGTTAGTCTTCTCGACTTGCTTCTGCTTAGTTACTACCTTGCATAGCGTTGACCTAAAGAACTGCTCGACCTGATCGTCGTTCAGTCTGGTCTGCATCCATGACTGCCATTCTTTGCTGCGTCCCATGAAATGCTCAGCACCACCGATGATCTTGGATGCGCTGCCTTCTACATTAACGGACGCTGTGTGCTTGAAGCGTGACTTAGCTATAGCATCTGCCGTTGTGCATCCATTCAAGCACCAGAGCCTAAGCCCATTGGCTTGCTGAGAAAAAGGCCATGCCCCATCGTAGCTATTAAAGAAGCTGACCCTGAACTGAACGTAGTCATCTACTGCTGGCTCTTGCACTAGATCAGGGAAGATTATCTCACCTCTTAACTTGCGTCCGTCTTCCATGACATCGACGCTGACTGTGTAATCGGTAGTAAGATTGCTTGCTTTAACTCCGTCAAGAATTGAATTGACCACATCATCATGCGGTATCATCTTGTATCGGCTGCCGTGCATACCAAGCGTAGCGCCTGTGTCTGTACGCACGATGCACTTGTGATCTGGAATGAGCTTCATGTCCTTGGTGTAGACAGGCTGCTCTTCCACTGGAAAGTTGTAGTTGTTTGTTTGAAAATCTAGCATTAGTTGTTCTCCTTTGCATTATTCACTGGTTGGTATTCGAAGGTTAAAGTTTCAAGTGTGTCGCTGAACATGTTAAGTTCGAACACCCCTTCGTTATGAAAGATAGTCATCTTCTTTACATTGAAGTCATCATGCACCGTATCTCTTACCGTTATACGGTTTACATCGAATGTGTTTAGTCTCATGTTGTGTCCTCCTCAGAACTTTAATTAAACTTTAGCCATTACATTATATGGCGGGACGCTTTCTTCAACGGTTACGCCACGTCATTTCAAGTTAAAGTCATTCCAGTTTCCATCCAATTCCTGCACAGTTTCGCGCAGGTCTGGGTAAGCCAGCCCCATCCAGCCTGTTGCGTGGTTGGGTCTGGCGATACGAGCGCAGCGAGCCTGTGCGAGCAACGCGAGTTGACTACAGGCAGGCAACGCCTGTCCTTTTTTCGCTCACTTAATACAGGCTGGCAAAGCCAGACCTTTCATCGCGCGAAGCGCGAAATTTTGAGGGGCCTTTCGACCCCTCGCAATTATCACTCTGTCTTTTCAAGCTCCCTGATTAGTTTAAGTGCGGCGTCTAGCGCTGCTTCGATCTCTGTGTGGCCTCGACAAAGGGACCACTGAGACCAGTTTTCGACGTCAGCTATTGCGTCCGCTATGTGCTGCGCCTCGCTCATGCGACCTTCTTTCTTGCGTCTTCGTCATCGTTGTCTGCGTCTAAGCTATTCATCTCGGACATTAGAGAAGCGATATCGTCGGGCAAATCCCCGTCGATAGCGGTAGCTTTGAGGCTCGTATAGCTGCGCCCAAAGCTTTCCTTGTATGCTGCCGTGAACTTTGCAAGCTCATCGGTCATAGTCATTGTTAGCATATGGTCGCCTTTATATCTGGCGACAGCGCCACGAAAGTTATTCTCTGAAAGCTCATTGTCGGGCGTATACTCTGAGCGGTAACGCTCTGCGAAATACTTCGCTTTAGCCTCGCGGTCTTTCTGCCGTGGCAACCAGTATTCGAAGTGGCCTATCATCCGCTCGAGCAAAATGCGGCGGTGAAATTCCATAGTGTCAACCTGACGCCAGCCATCGGTCTTGCCTGACAGGTTGTCTTCGTGAAAGTATACCTCTGTATTATGTGTGAGGATGTTGCAGATTTCGTTGGCAATATTTGCAGATTTATCAGTTGTCATTTTCTATCTCCTAAGTTTCAGTTTCTAACCACCATAGTCTTTCGGCAGGCGAAAGCGGGTGGAACCCGATGACTGAGCGTCATCGTTAAAACGAAGGCGTCCACCACGCCTTTGCTTGGTCGTGCAAGTTGCTTCCCCGGCAGGCCAAGGTTGATCTAGGGCAAGGGCGCTCACCACGCCCTTGAAATCTAGCAGAGAGAGCCAAGAGTATCCGCTTTAAGTGGAAGCTGCTTGCATGACTTTTAGCGAATGAGGCACAGACGGCGGGGTCTACACGGTTTTGCCAGCTGAAAGACGCCGCGCCCCAGCGCGGTGGTCTTATTAAGTAATGCGCTTCAGCGCTCCATTCTGTCTTCCTTACTTCTCTACTCTCTGCCTATGGAAATTAGCGCGACCAGCGCACCTTTCTTGTCCTTGCGATAGTCGGGAGGCACCCTTTAGGGTCAAGACGGAACGGCTTGATGCTTGCATGCCAGAGCGTCCGACGAATGTCGGGATCGCCCTGTCAACAGCTAGAAGAGGTAGTATGATACCTAAATGAGGGTAGTGACGTTACGTCAGGGATTGACATGCCGCTGAGAAATAGGGCTTGTTGGGGGGAGAGAGGGTGAGGGGGGCAAGCAATGGGATATATGGATAGATCGTATGAATAACGTACCGATTTCAAGAAAGCTGACTACGAAACAGACAGCATTAGTTGACACGATTGTAGCAAAAGGCTGCACACTTGCAAAGGCGGCAGAGATAGCCGGATATAGTAGCGGTGAGTCGGGAAGAGTAACTGCTACCAAGACCATGAAGCTGGCACATGTGCAGCAGTATCTCATGCAGCGGATGAATGAAGAGTTTGGAATGAGTGCTACTCTAGCTGCTGGAACCATAAGAAGGTTGGCTACGGGTGCCAAGAGTGAGTATGTCCAGCTAGAAGCAAGCAAGGACCTGCTAGATCGTGCAGGCTACAAACCAGTCGACCGTAGTCAAATACAAGTGGCTGGTGATATCCGTGTAAGCATTGACCTAGGGTAATTGGCTGTCGCTGGCTCACTCACACAGAGGGGGGGAGGGGGAAAACGCGGTCGCCACGTAACGGTAATGGTCTACCACAAACATTATTCCCCAAAAAGGTTCACTTCTGTGCCATTGATAAATATTTCTAGTTATGTAAGGTCCGAGTTATGAGTAGATTTGTAGAGAGTCCAGAACCCACGCCTTCGCGTGATGACATGACGGCAGCTAAGGCTGCGTTACGGAGTACTGGTTTTAAAGATACGGAATAGGTTATGGTTAAGAAGGCTTATCAGAATCCCAAGGGCGGGTTGAATGCTGCGGGTCGCAAGCACTTTAAGGTTAAGGCTCCGGTTAAGGCTGGCGATAATCCCCGCCGTGCTTCTTTCCTTGCGCGGATGGCTGGTAATGACGGCCCTGAGCGGAAGCCCGATGGCGAACCAACCCGTCTTCTTCTCAGCTTGAAGGCATGGGGCGCTTCGTCCAAAGCTGATGCACGGAAAAAGGCTGCGGCTATTACAAGAAGGAACAAAGCATAATGGGCGACGATACCCTCAAGACGAAGAAGTCGAAGAAGTCTGTTTATGATAGATTGAACGCAGAGCTTGACGTTATGGATAAAAGGAAGGCGGTTAACTCTGCTGACAATCTTATTCTGAACAAGGTAGCTCGTACTGTTCGCAGCTTTTTGGGCGTTAAGAAAGGCCCTAAGCAGCAGGTTTTAAGTGGCAAGCATTACTCCCTTTTAAAGAAGGTTGAGAAGTTGGAAGCTAGAATGATCGAAGAGGGGAATAAATAATGTGTATTGGTAACAAGCCAACAGGCCCACAGAAGTACAGCGGCAGCAGCGTTGAAAACGACGCCAACGACAATGATGATAGTGCAGGTAATGCCTTTGGTTCGCTAGAGTATCACAAGAAGATACGAGATGATGCGGCAGCTAGAAGTCAGCCAAACAGAAGTTTTGTCCCTAGGACGCGTGGAGGCTCTGCACCGCGCGCAAACCTTCTAACCAGAACCGTAGATAAATACTTTCCAAAGGGTTGACTGATATGTGTATCGGCAAGAGCAATAACCCCGTAACGGCTAACGACTACTACACGGGATATCGTGCGGCGGACGGCAGCTACGTTAGCGGCATGAAGCAAAACTACGGCCCACTGCCCTCGCTTGGTACGGGAGAAGCTTCCGCGCCTAGGGAAAGCGGAATGAAGGACATTGCGACTGACGGTTTAAGCCGTGGCACTGGGCGCCAAGGGCAGCAGCGGCGTACATTCTTCACACAATACGGGACGGGAAACTAATGGCTTGGTATCTGAAGAACACAAAAGAGCTTTGGATGGGCGCAGTACATACCCTTCATGGCTTTACTTGGACAGGCGCAACTCACATGAGCCATTCCGTTAAGGTCGAGGAGGGCGATGC